CACATACCATTAAATCATTTGTAAGTTCCGGCTGGAAAGCATTTGAAAAATTCTTCGAAGTAACTGTCGGTGGAGCTAGAGGAGGAATGGGTAATGGCGAGGTATCAATACTATTAGGGGTAAAAGATTCCGAGCCAGGCGGAACTGCTCAACATGATATTGTCATGCCATATGGCGAATGGGAAGTTAAAGAGTTATCTACAGGAAATGCATTCGATCCGGCATCGCTAGGCATTGCTACCCAATATAAATTATCTAATAATATTCAAAAGTTTTATAATGAAATAGTAGAACCGGTATCTGCCATTGGCGATCCTTATGAAAGTTTAAAGGATATGGTGAATCCTGAATCCGGAGAATCTTTAAAAAAATTAATTATGATATTCGAGACTCGGTTTATAGAAAGTATTGATATACAAAATATAAAGAGCATTCGCAATTGGAAAAAGTCCGCATTTCATAATTGGTATGAAGGATTTAAAGAATTACATGATATTTTTTATAAAACAAATTTAGATGTCGATATAAAAGACACGAGGTTGTCAGTCACCTCAGGTAATAAGCAACAAACATATTGGATAGCAGATAAGGATGCTGAAGAAATAAATACATCTTCAAGTAATGATTCAACGGCAACTATTACTGTTGGCAATCCGATTGATAATATTAATACAAATATCAAAGTTTGGTTTAATCGCATCATGCGAAATGAATTTATTAAGAATCCAAAACAATTTATATCCGAACTGAATGAGATTAAAACTAATTTTTTTGAATCTATATATGGTCTAATTTGGTATAAAAATAGAAATCCAGAACCACATATAGCAACCGCATCCGACTTTGGCGTCGAGCGAATGGCTGGCAACAGATATATGATTATTAATCTCAGTGCACCAACGGCACAAGGATATCCATTCTTGCAAGAACAGGAGTAATGAGTGAGGCCACAACTGCTATGTACATTTGCACATCGCAATGATTTAAATATCATTATAGACTATGTCACGGCCTCTTACACAATACCAGAGAATAGATTGTTTGTGTTTAGTAATGCAGATACCCCAGACGATTTATACATAACATTTAATATAGAACCAGGTGCGGCTAGAAGAACTAGCAATACAATATCAATACACCGTAAAAAAGAAACCAATACATTATATACAGTTAATGCATTGAATGCAGTTGTAAAATCATGTAACAATGGAGTTTTAGATAAAAGTTTTATTATCGATTGGAATCGTTACAAAAATTCCTTATTATTAACAGCCGAGGATGAATTACGGCATATTAGATTGGATTTTTATAGGCGCGTGAATTTGTAACACAAACATATTTATAAACGAATACTATTAACAAACGGAAACACCGAAATGAAAAAATCGCAATTTAGAGCATTGCTCAGAGAAGAAATCCGAAAGGTAATGCGAGAAAACAACCGCAAACCAATATTGGAATACCTAGTTAAAGATGGTGATTCTTATTCTGAATTACTTGTGCTTAACTTATTTGATGATCTAATAGAAACCCCAATTCAACTTGAATTAGGCGATGAAGTAATGCCTGTAGTTAAAAAATACGGACCAATAGCAAAACAATTGCATAAAAAACTAATGAGTCGTAAAAGTGATATACTTAGTGGTCCAGAGGCAGATATGTTAGATGATACTTGGTTCGATGGTAATTACAGAGATGCAGCAGAATACAATCGAATTATGCCAAAAATATTTGATAAGCAAATCCGAGCTTTAAAATCAATATTATAACAAACGGAAACACCGAAATGACAAATTTAAAATCTCAATACCGAAGATTATTTGAAGGAAGAACATCCTCCAATGATAGCAGTTTACTTCGAGAGAATTCAGATAAAGATACATTTCTTCAGTCTGATTTCGGTAAAAAGCTAACACAACGATATGCTGCGGATAATAAGTATCCGACAGGTGCTGCAAAAGAATTAGGTGCTTTAGTATCGGCGATGTATCAGATACCAGAGGAGACCAATGACAGGTTAGGTTTCGAAGAGATACCAGAATTTGAAATTTTAAATGACTTTACTGATGAATTGGATGATGCTGTATATAAAGGTGATGATCCTGAATTCCAAGGACAGACATTAGATGATATCCGAGACGAATTTGGAGATATGTTTGATATGATTGAGGAAGCTCCGGAAGAATTAATAAAGCAATATTTACCAGCCGCATATGCAGCTGTAAGTGGACATATATAATTATAACAAACGGAACCACCGAATGAAAAAACCATTACTAGATACATTTAATAGAATCGGAGGCAAGCGACTTAACGAAGCTCATGCATGGGAACGAGAAGAAGGCAAACCTTTACCAACATTAGCCGACGTTAAAGCTGCACATGAAGCCAATTCATTGCAAGAATATGATGCAAATGCATCTAAATTACCAGAAGCATGGATTGAAGCGAATAAAGATGACTATGAAGGTGCCGTTAACAGAATCGTCGACGTTGCCTGGGAACAATTATCTGATTTAGGTTTTGGAGATTGGGCAGAGGATGAAGGGTACGAGTATCCATCGGATGAAGAAGAAGGATATCTTAAGAATAAAATAATGAAGCGGGTTGCTGAGGAACTTACATAAAGGTACTAAAATGAAAAAACCATTACTAGATACATTCAATAGAATCGGAGGCAAGCGCCTTAACGAAGCTCATGCATGGGAACGTCAACCAGGTAAGCCATTACCAACAATGGCAGATGTAAAAGCTGCACATGAAGCTAAATCATTGCAAGAAGATGAATATGATGATGAGTATGGTAATGAGGAGCCATGGGAATCTAGTGATGGCTGGAATGAAGATTACTTTGATGAGAATGGTGTATTGTCGGCAATGGATTTAGCTGCTAAGATATCATATGAAATTAGAAACGCTAGACGTGGTTCATATGCCATTGGCGAGGATAGTATATCTGCAATGACAGAAGTTCTCGAAGAGCTTCGCGAAGAGTTAGATGATGCTATAGGAAACATCAAAGGTGATGCTCGAGGCATCCGATAAAATAACAATTACCAATTAACAAATAACAATTAACAATTTTTTTCAATACTTTTTTACAAATCATTAGGATTCGTGAAAGAAAGTATTTATATTAATAATTATTAACCATTAAAAAATAGGATTAACAAATGGCAATTGATTTAGACGCAATCAGAAGCAAACTGGGCAAGCTCCAGACACAAACAACCAGGCAGAACAATCTGTGGAAGCCTGAACCAGGTAAGCAACAAATTAGAATTGTTCCTTATCAGCACAACAAAGAGAATCCATTTCTTGAAATGCATTTTCATTATGATCTTGCAAAACGCAATTATCTATCACCAATGACATATGGTCGTCCTGACCCGGTTGTAGAATTTTCTGAAAAACTAAAATCATCTGGAGTATCTGATGAATGGAAGTTAGGTAAGAAGATGGAACCAAAAATGAGGACTTACGTACCTGTTGTTGTAAGAGGTAAAGAATCTGAAGGTGTTAAGTTTTGGGGATTCGGTAAAACAGTATATACTGAAATCCTAGGATTTATCGCAGATCCAGATTACGGTGATATTACAGATCCAATGAATGGGCGTGATGTTGTAGTAGAATTTACACCATCTGATTCTCCGGGAACGTATCCGAAGACAGCAATTCGTGTAAAGCCTAATACATCCGCTCTAACAGAAGATCGCAATATTGCGGAGCTAGTAGCTAGCAAGCAACCTAACATCTCGGATATCTTCAAAGAACCATCATATGATGAACTTGAGAAGGCATTGGAGAATTGGTTGAATCCAGAAGAAGGTGAAACGGCAGAAGAAAGTGCATCAGCACCAGCCGCAGCCGCTCCTGCAGGAAATGTAAGTAAAGTCGATAACGTATCAGATGCGTTTGACGAATTGTTTAACAAGTAATTAAAAAAGGTTATAGATGGCAGGTAAAACTAAAAGCCAACAGACTGATCAGTTAGCATCGGAGCTTGCTTCGGCACTGAACAAGAAGTTTAAAAATACCAATCATAAAACAGCTTTCTTTCTAGACGGTGATACAGAAACACCGGCAGATGTAAAGGGTTGGGTTGGAACTGGGTCATCTATGCTAGATCTCGCAATATCCAATAGACCAGGTGGAGGATTTCCAGTTGGTCGGATTACAGAGATTACTGGTCTTGAAGCATCGGGTAAGTCATTATTGGCTGCCCATGCTTTGGCCAATACTCAAAAGGCAGGTGGCATGGCAGTATATATTGATACTGAAAATGCTATTAGTCGAGACTTTTTAGAGGCTATTGGAATCAATCTTGAAAAGATGTTATATATTCCACTAGAAACTATCGAGGATATTTTTGAGGCAATCGAAAGTATAATTGAATCAATTAGAAAATCTAATAAAGATCGATTGGTTACAATTGTAGTAGATTCTGTAATGGGTGCATCGACTAAAATCGAAATGGCAGCTGAATATGATAAGGATGGTTATGCAACTTCCAAGTCCATTATTCTATCCAAAGGTATGAGAAAGCTAACTAATATGTTAGGACGTGAAAAGATTTGTTTATTATTTACAAATCAGTTACGTACTAGATTAGGTGTTAGTTTTGGAGATCCATGGACGACTAGTGGCGGAAAGGCAATACCATTCCATTCATCAGTAAGACTAAGATTGAAGTCGGTTGGTCAAATCAAAGTTAAAAAAGATGGCATTGATCAGATTATTGGTATTAAGACAAGAACACAGGTTATAAAAAATCGAATGGGACCACCATTGAAAACGATTGATTATGATATCTATTTCGAATCTGGTATTGATGATTATGGTGGATGGCTAAATATCATGAAAGATCATAAAATAGTTTCTCAAGCAGGCGCGTGGTATACGTATACTACAACTGCCGGAAAGGATGTAAAATTCCTATCTAAAGATTTTGAAAAGCTAGTAATTGATGATGATACTTTGAAAGCTGAGATATATGAAGCAATTTGCAAATCATATATTCTTAAGTATAAGCCAGGCGAAGATATTGGTATTGATGATGTAGTAATTGATGATGAATTTGTAAACGAAGAAGGATGAATTCTAGATACAAGCAAATCCTAAATCAAATCAACGAGGAGCGGGTTGAACAGGAAGGACAAGACAGAAATAGTCATATTATGGTTATTGATGGTCTTAACCTGTTCATCCGAGTCTTCTCGGCTATACCATCATTAAATGATGATGGAGACCATATTGGAGGTGTTGTTGGATTTATGAGGTCATTGGCCGCTGTTATACGAATGCATAAGCCTACCAGATGTGTAGTAGTATTCGATGGTAAGGGTGGATCGGTAAAGCGTAGAAAGATATATTCTGATTACAAGGCCAATCGAGCGGTAAGAACGCGACTCAACCGACATGATGAATTTGAAGATCTGGAAGATGAGCAAGCCTCGATGAGGCGACAGTTCAACCGAATGATTGAATATTTAAATTTATTGCCTGTTAATATTATGGCAATAGATAATATTGAAGCCGATGATGCTATGGCATATATCGCAAATGAAATTTATACTAAAGATTCTCAAAAGGTAACTATAGTATCTACCGATCGCGATTTCTTACAACTAGTTAACAACCGTATCCAAGTCCGGAGTCCGGTTAAAAAGAAAATGTATACTACAGAAACACTTGCCGATGAGGTAGGAATGCATCATAAAAATTATTTGATGTATCGTATGTTTTCTGGAGATAAGTCGGATAATATTCCAGGAGTAGATGGTGTTGGATTAAAAACATTAATTA